ATGTAGGTGGAGCAATGAAAAAAGTTGGTGGTGTACTTAAAAAGGCAGCACCATTTGCTTTGGCTGGTGGTGCATTTGAAGTTGGATCTCGTGTTGTTAAGGGAATAACAGGTAAAGGAGACAAAGCAAAGAAAGATGCAGAATTAGATGCAAAAATTAAGAAGGGAATCAAAGATTCTGGTATGGGTAATCAAGGAACTGCCATAACTCAGAAAGGAAGAGAGCAAGCTGCTTATAATAAAGGTGAGAGAGCAGCAAGGAAAAAGTTAGGAGATCCAACTCTTAATTTAACAAAAAGTGAATTAGAAGCAAAGAAAAAAACAGATCCACCTAAAGCGACAGAGACAAAACCAAAGAAAAAAATGTCCTCTATTGAAAAGAAAAATAGAGCAAGACTTGGTGATGCAAAGGTTGATGCTTTAAAGGCAAAGAATAAAGACTTCCAAGCAATGAAAAAAGGTGGAATGTCTAAGGATGATTTCATCAAGAAGTATCCTAAGTCAATTACAGCACAGAAAGCAGCTGGTTTAAGAGATCATACTGAGTGGGATGCTTATGATATGGTTCTTGAATATCTATTCTCAACAGAGCAAGTTTCAACTCTTGAAGAAGCAAACTATGTAATGATGGAAATGGATCAAACAACAATCGGTGATATTGTAAAAGAAGTTAAGGTTGCTTTAAGTGAAGACGTTTAAGCAATTTCGAGAGGGTTATGGTAAAGCTGCTGTGCTTGGCACTAGTGCTCTTCTTGGTGGTCTAACCTACCTTAAAAAAAGATTTGATCCTGTTGGAAACAAGAGGAAAGAATTTCAACAAAAGAAAAAAGAAAAATACGAAAAACAATCTGGTACACAAGGACAAGGTTATTTCGACTAATTATGAAACCTGTTATTAATCGTGCTGACATCATCGGTGGTCTAAAGTCAGTTAAACTTGCAAAAAAGAATCCTCAGAACTATCAACCTGGAGTTGGTGTGTCTGAGGATTTTGAGTTAATATATAATAAAAAATAATTATGGATACACAAGCGATGACCTTTGGGGGTAAGTCTACTCCCGAAGATATTGAGGCACAACGAGATAAAATTCCTGATGTAAAACCAAAAGAAATTAATATAATATCTGATGCTTTGAAGAAAGAGTTGAAAGACATTATTAACGAAGTTTTAGATGAAAGAGAGTTAGAAAAGAAGATGAACGGTCCGTATGATTTTCCTGACGAACTGTTATAATTGATACTAAAAGTGTATAAATAAAGTGCCTTTAGGTACTATATGCTATCAAAATACGACAAACTATCAATCCATCGAAATCCATTCAGAGAATACTCCAAACCAATCGAATACAAATACAACAAATCAAAATACTCTCAACTTAGAATTTATTTTAAGTGTGAGAGTTTTTATTTTAAATCTAAGGAACTTGAGGAACAAAAGGAGTAAGAGGTGGATCTGATGGATAAGTGACTGGATGTTTTACGATTACAATTCCTTCAATCACTCTTTCTACAACACCATTCGGATCTGTCAACATAAACTCATAAAAATATTTACCGTCTGCAATATTTGCTGTCTGCGTTGATGTTAATGATATTCTAACTTTACCAAGTGTTCTATTTGTGAATGCTAAATTAAATGCTGTTAAACTTCCAAGATTTAGAGTTCTTTGCATCTTACAAGTACCAGTAAAACCTGTCAAATCTTTGGCACTATTAGATTGACTGTCTTCGAGTATAAAAGTTTGCTCAAAGTCAGTGTGCTTGTATATTAATAAATTAGTGCTAAAGACTGCCATATATTTTTATTTTTATTTATGGTGAACCATAATAATGTACAAAGGTATTAATACCTGAACGTACGAGTGCATTACCTTCAACTGCAACAAATTTAAATCCACTAGGTCGAGTTAATATTATATCATATACGTGTCTACCACCTTGAAGGAATTTAGTAATAGTGCTTGCGATTGAAATATTAATTTCACCTTGAGTTGCATTAACTATACCAACTTGTATATCTGCAAAACGAGGATTTGAAGGATGTTTTCTTAACTGTGACTGTGCGGTAAAACCTGTCAAATCAACAACACCAGATCCATCAGCACTTAATAATGTTAAGTTCTCACTAAAAGTTTCACCAACGTTGATACTTATGTTTTTTCTGTAAACAGTCATTTATATGATCTTTTATTAATATTTATGGATATATAGTTATGAATGTGTTACAATATGATTACTGCTTTGGAAGTCGATTATGAAAACCCTTGGATCTATGAAGGTCGTCCTTTTACCTCTGATGATATTGGCGACTACTACGGGTTTATTTACTGTATCACCAATATCAGCACAGGAAGGAAATATATTGGAAGAAAATACTTTGTACAGAAGAGAAAACCAAAAGGAGGAAAAAGAAAGGTCACAAGCGAGTCAGACTGGAAGCGATATTATGGAAGCTCTGACGATCTTAAACGAGATATTAGAGAAATTGGAAAAGACTCTTTCAGAAGAGAAATTATCTCCCTCCACACAACCCTTGGAAAAGTAAACTACGAAGAGACAAAACAATTGTTTTTACATAACGTGTTGATGGAGTCACTTGACGACGGGACACCAATGTATTATAATAGCAACATACTTGGACGCTATATGCGTAAAGATTACGGTGAATTTAACAAAGACTCTTAGAACTACTTACGATTGGTCGATTGACCGAATGAACAAATTATGCACTGATGGTGATATTGAACAACTCAAAGATGCGGTATCTATCCGTCAAGAATTTGCAGAATGGTTACTTAGAGAAGATAAAGAAGTCAAACACAATATAATTTCTCTTGAATATATGGGAGAGGGCAGCGACTATGATATATAGTTTGTTGAGTAAATAGAATTATGTTACAGAAAATAGTAAATGGAATCGCTATTGCAAGTGGTGTTGTATCTCTCACCGTTATTGGTCTTGGTGGTTACGTATTCATACGCAAGGATGCGATTATCGATAACGTCAAAGGCAAGGTAATGGAGGCAGTCACCGATAAACTAGGTGGTCTCGGAGACCTTGGTGGTGGAGCTTTAGGTGGAGTAGGGGGTCTAGGTTTACCTGCACCATCAAATCCTGTTGCAACACCAGATGCTGCAGAACCAACTTCACCCATACCATTCGGATTTTAAGGATTAAGCGTCTATATATAATATAGACATATTGATCCCATGGCTGAAGCAGTTAAAAAAGAAGAAGTAAAATCTAAAGGTCCTATAGGTAAACTTAAAGAATTATCTGAGGACAAAGAAGAGCAGATGGCAATCCTGAGTACTTTTGTAAGACTTGGGATTTTAATCTGGGCAGGTGGGATATTGACATTAAATTACGTTCAATTTCCTGGTCTATCAAAACAAGATAATATCGATCCAACTTTCATAGCTTCGGTCTTTACGGGGGTCCTAGCTACTTTTGGTGTTGAAGCAGGACAAAGGAAAAAGAATGCAGCATCAGGAGGAGGAGCAAGTATATCCAAGAAAGATATGGAAGTATTAATTGAGAAAGCAGCAAATACAGCACCAGCACAAACAATCAGAATAGAACAAGCACCTATGGTTCTTGCACCTTCAGTACCACCTAAGAAAGGATAATGGAAAAGAAAGAAGTGAAATGGGGTAGATGGTTCGCCTTGGGATTGGGTGGACTTATTGGTTTATCCCACATTGGTATGATAGGTTCTTTATCAAATCGTCAAAGTAAATTACCAAGCATCAACTTACCAGTTGGTCCTTATACATCATATGAAGCAGAAGTTGGACATAATGGATATAAGATAAGTTATAAAGCAAACGATCCAAAAGTAATGCGTGTGGAAAGGGAAAGCAATACTAAAGGTGGGTTTCTTGGATTGGCTAACAACAAAGTTAAAGTCGTTGAACAGTACACGATGGACGGTGCAGTACACAATAAATCAACAACAGTTACAGAAGGCACAACAAACGGAAAATCCGAAGCTTGCATCAAAGCAATCGGAGGAGCAGAAAACACAGGAAGGCTCGTGGGTTCAAGTGTTGGTGCCAGTGTTGCTCCTAGCGTCGCTAATATTCCCATTATTGGTTGGGTTGCTGCTGGTTGGGTAACAATGTTCAGTGGTAATCAAGGTGCAGAAATAGGTGGTGGTATGGCAGAAGACTTAAATAAGAATTGTTAAGTTGCAATTCTAAAATTTTCTGCTAGAATATACATAGAGAAAAGAAAAGAAAAATGATTTTTGGATCAAACCCATCAGTATATACATTGCCAGGAACTTGGGAAGCACAACCTTTTATTCCAGTTGAATTAGTATTCAGCACTACAGTTGCAGTGGCATCTCTAGGATTAGTTGTAGGATTAATAGCAGGTATTTCGATTGTTAAAATAAAAAGAAAAAGAGTGTGATAGGTGTGGGAGTCCACACATAAATGCGTATTTATACCTAGTATGATATACTAAATAATAATGTACTGGAGTTGAAACTATCATGTCCCACTACACACTCGGTTGGCACGACCAACAAAACAAACATTTTGAAATAGGCGAATATGCAGATGATGCATTTGAGGCCGTTAGACACGCGAGAGAGGATGTTCCGTATCTACACGAACATCCTTTTTCTTTGGATTCAATAAAAAAGGAGGAATAATGAAAAATTTACCAATTAAATCTACAACTATTCTGTTTGGATTCATTTGTATAGCAGTTTACACATCAATTAATTACGCTTGGGTATGAAAAAATTTAACACATGGGTCTTGGATGTTACCATCTACATCCTCGACTTTCTCTACAGAGGTAGAGACTTTCAAAGATTTTGGGTATTAGAAGTAATCGCAAGAGCACCTTACTTCTCATTTATCAGTGTGTTACATTTTCGTGAAAGTCTTGGCCTTCGTGGTGAAGATCATATATACTTAATGAAGGAACACTTCTATCAGGCATTAAATGAAACAGAACACTTGGAAGAAATGGAGCTTAGAGAAGGTAACAAGTATTGGATTGACCGCTTCTTTGCCAAACATCTTGTTTTGGTTTATTATTGGATCATGGTTGGGTATTATCTTATCGATCCTGCTAACGCTTACGATATCAACATGAAGATCGAAAAGCATGCCTTTGAGACATACACAAAATATAGTGCATATCATCCAGAAGATACAAAGATCGCTGAGATTGCACAAGACGAATTAAATCACTCTAGAGAGTTAAAAAAAGCAATGCTTATGATTGCTTAAACTCTCTTTCTTTTTTTAGTAGATAAAGCAAATATTCCGACTACAAAAATAACTGGCAAGAGTATTGTGTCAACTGTCATTAACAATTCCATATTGGTTAGACCTGTTGCACTCAATGCTCTATCAGACCATGTACCTGATAATGTCCATACTTGTGGGTTTGATAGAAAAATCATTTATAAATTTATTACTACCTTATATCTAGTCAATACCTTGTGCAAAGACAATTTCTATTCTTGCGTATTGTAACATTTTAATCTTTTTGTAGTCTTTTGCATACGGAACTGTAATATGAAATCCTAGAAGATCTCCCTCTGGATCATCAGGAATACCAACTGGTTGCACAAAAAAGATACCGGCATGAGCAACACACTTCCAACCGATATCTACAAATCCTAATTCTCTGAGTGCACACTCAAGTTTTAATGAATGACACCCATCAATTAGTTTCATTTACAATATGCCTTATCAACTTGACATAATTCCTCCTGCAATCGAATATTTCTTTCATTTCTATCGATTTTAAGAGATGTTCTTATTAGTGATAAGAACACCAATCCTATAAAAATGTATAACAAATATGGTTTCATACTAACACTCTTTACTTAAGTCTTCTGCCATATTACCACCAATCTCTGCACCTTGATTACCAGAGAACATCGTTACCCAACCAGCAGCAACCCAACCAACAAAGGGAATATTAGCGAGAGTAGGAGCAGCACTAGCACCAATACTGGAACCCACGAGTCTTCCTGTTCCTTCTGCACCTCCGATTGCTTTGATGCATGCTTCGGATTTTCCGTTTGCAATGGTTGTTGATGAACTATTTGGTTTTGTGTGAACTGCACCGTCCATCGTGTACTGTTCAACTGTTTTAACTTTGTTGTTAGCCAACCCAAGAAAGCCACCCTTTGTGTTACTATCCCTTTCCACACGAAGAACCTTTGGATCGTTTGCTTTATATTCTATGGAATATCCATTATGACTTACATCTGCTTTATATGATGTATATGGGCCTACTGGTAAATTGATACTTGGTAGTTTGCTGTCACGATTCGATAATGACCCAATCATACCGATATGAGACAAACCAATCAGT